CTCTAATCGCTCAAGCTTTTCGTTAACTTGAGAATGAGCATAGTCTTCTGGCTTACTCATCGTCAATCATGACTCTTCCTAGCTCGTCAGCGTCAATCTTAGAAAGCACATCATCCGCCTTGTCTCCGTCGCCAAGTATATCCAATATCTTCCGTGTAACATATTCTTGTGAAAGATATGTACCGGATTGCAGAAGAACATTTATCATCTCGGTTTGATTTATCAGCGGTGACCTTGTAAAGGTAGCCGTGTCCTCAATTCCTGCAATAGCTAAGATACCATGAATGAACTCAAGCACCTGATACTCAAAGTCGTCACACTTGATATTCAAGTCCTCATATGAAGCTTTTATCTGCGTTGCCGTGACTGCTCCACTTGCTACACGTTCTGTGTCTAAAGCCATGGCATCCTTATACATATCCTTCTCAAGCCTATCCAATAATGCTTCCCGGCTTGCGAAAGGCACCTCCTGTGCGTGACTCTCGGCGCTAGCTCCATCATCTCGGACTACGGTAGCATGGAGGGTCTTCATCTGCTTGATAAACCTAGCTAAATCAACGTTATCCATGCCTCCAGCGTTATTAATAGTCCAATAAACAAGGCTCGCCTCATCCACGTTGTTAGCGAAGCCACTCTTTATCAAATCGTAGCAGTCGATCTGTTCGCGCATTCCTACAAGCTCAGATTGGTGTTCGCTGTTTGCCCATAACGGAACGATTGGAAAGCTCGGATAGTTTTGGAAATCGTATATCTCTGTTCCGTCTGCATCTGTAGTTCTTGTCAAGGCAATATATCCACGCTTATCCTCGTCAAGGTCTTCATCTGTGTTATAAACATATTTAGTGAACCCATCCAATTCATATAGTGTTGCCTTCAACGGCTTGCCTGTATCTATTTGCCAATACCTCACACCTGCTTTCATAGCACCATCCATCTCGTCAAATAAAGGAATGAACTCAAGATAGTTAAAGACTTCCACATGATCATTATCAAAAAAACCATAAGAGGCTTTACCCCATAATGAACTCTTAGCCAACTTCACAAGCTGAGAGTCGAAGGGCTTAGAGCTTGTGCTTAACCTATCCTCAGTATCATCTTTCCCCCATGACACGCCATTGCCTAAAAGATACTGGACTTCCTGAGTTATAAACCTATAGAAGTGTCTGCAAGCCATCTTAAAGTTGGCAGAATAGTTGTCGGGGATAGCTTGGCCCGACACTGTATATAGCAGTTTCTGATATTGATTTATTGTAACGTTCCTGTGACAATAGTACTCATACGCTTCTTTTGCTACACGGTAATCATGTGAACTTTCATGCTCATTTATCAAAGCACGCACGAAATTCTTTCGCTTCACCTCGTCTGTGCCTACTGCTAAAAGATCTTGATATGTCTTCATGCATTCACCTTCTTTTCAATATATAACGTTACATCCGCATTGTACACCACCGTCACATCCCCATCGCTCCACACATTGTTAGCGCCGAGCAGAAGCTGTACCTCTGTAGGTGTCAGTTGGTATGTGAGTGGTGAGGCGAGTTCGTAGACTACGGTTGTGGGGCGTTCAGATAACCATTTAAGAAAAGCGGCGAGGCTTGTTATGCTTTTAGGAACATAAATAAACGCTCTCGGTGCGCCTGTTGTATTATATCCAATTGTCCAAACCTCATCCGATGGAGCAATTACCGTTTTTAATGAATCGCTTAATATCGGCGCATTGACTTTCCCTTCCGTATTGAACGGAATCCACGTGATTCTATTGTTGTTCGGATTGTCCGTATAAAAACCGCCAACATCAGCGTTTTCGTCAAGCGTCACCATCGCCCTATCAACCACCAACTCACCACTCACCACATCAAGCGTACCCCCATACACCGTCTGTCCAAGTGGTGTGGTGTAGGTTGTGCCATCTTCCGCTGATGTTGTTGGCGATACATGCGTAACCACTTCCGTATGTCCGCTGATAGGGCAGATGTTGGAGTATGGATAGAACTTGTCTATTCCACTTGTCTTTGATATGACTATGCCAACTGTATAATTGGTCAGCACAGTTCCGTCTTTCCATACGGCAAATCTGAATTGTAGCGTTGTTTCACTTTCAAGCGTGATGGCTTGCTCTGACCCTATGAGAGAACTTGATATATTTGATGTTCCGTCATTGGCATACAAACTAATCTCGTTCGTTGTTGTTCCGCCGACAATAAAAGCCTTTGCGTAATAAGTACCAGCAGGAAGTGTCAGCGTAAGGTTTACCATCGTTGCATAACCACCGCCGTTTTTAGTGCCATTCAGAATGATGTAGTTATCATCGGACGTATATGTTACTTGTGCCGTTGTCTGATTAACTCTGCCACCAACATTCAGCAGATTCTTCCCTCCACCGCCTACCCACGGCTTGTCGTATCCGTGTAGGTCTTGGATTGGTTCAAGTGTCACTTTGAGCGATTCAACAGGAATAATGCTCTGCCCGTCTGTGATGGTGATGGGATTGCCTGTTGCGGTGTCTCTCGGAAGTATCGTTTCCAAGTCCTTATAGGTAACTTCACCTGTCTTGCCTTGCGGTATGCCTAAATTCAGTATAGGATTTTCAGCCGATCCTGTGATGCTTGCCGTTGCAGACTCGTTCGGTTCAAGCGTGTCCACCGTACCGATGGAAAAGTTAGGTGTTGCGCCTGTTTCGCCCTGAACACCTTGATTGCCTTTATCTCCTTTATCGCCTTTGTCACCTTTGATGCTGTCACCTTTATCTCCCTTATCACCTTTATCACCTTTATCTCCCTTGTCACCTTTGTCACCATGAGCCTCGATGCCTGTGTCAACCCAATTGCCATTAACAGAATCCCATACACGCCACGTGCCGTCTTCTACCCTCGGATAATGCGTCACGTTCGTCTCGGTTTTTTCTACTGCAATACCAAGCGCGGCTATAGCTTGAGTGATCAGATCTTGTTCAACAGGTGTAGGCTCTGCATCTGTAGGCTTCGCCTTATTGATAACAGGAATTTTAACTTTGTACATCGTCCTTCCGTCAGTTTCCTCATCATGAAGAAATAACCATGCGTAGATAGTTTTGCCTGTCAAGAAATACTCATCAGGAATGAGAACGCCATCTGCATCGCCGATCATAGTCTTTGCTTGTCCACCTTCTTCATTGGAAAAGTGGACTTCATAGGCATCCGGAAGTGGAATGCCCTTGAATACAAGTCGCTGTCCGTAATCGTATCTGTACCTACTTGCGGTTACACACGACTTTGAAGACCCAAAGCTTGCCATAATATTGTGGTTCATTTAATCACATCCTTCATAAAAACTCATTGTAATCCATATAATCAGCATTGCGTTTGCCCATAGCACGGATTAGACTTGCCAAACTATCTGGGCAGTCGTCATGCTCAGCATTTTCATTATAATCACAAATCTGATTTATATATGCTTCATCTGTTCCTTTTATAAATATAACATTATGCCATTCAAACTTCAAATAACTCACGATTTTTATATGTTTATTCTGCTTTTCTGTGTAAGTAGCCACGGTAAGCCCTCGCTCCCTCAGCTTCCTAGCCACGTAGCCCTTGTCAGCGTTTAACTCGGTATGAAGTTTATTGACGTTGAACTTCTCACACCATGCCACGACTTCATCCATAACACTATCCACATGCTTCCTCCAGCATTTACCAAACACATAGTACTTGCCATCATGCACATTAGCAATCGTTAACGCGGTATAATCTTCACCATAATAAGCTGAATCAAGGTGTGCCCTTCCTTGCTCTACAAGACTAGGCTCTGCGTCTGTCTGAGGTTCTGTAAAGATAACATCTTCCGATGCAATGATTCTTAGTTCATAGTTACAGGCAAATAGGCTCGGTGTCATCTTACTTCGTAGCTCCTGAGCCTTCTCATCGGATATGAGTCCAGTTTTCTTGTAGTCGTAAATATAAATGTTCTCCATCAAGGTAAACACATCATCAGCATGCCACCTTGTGCCTGTGTTTATGATACGCCCACCACGGTTACGGATGTTCTGTAACTCCTGATATTGTATCTTTGTGCGGTCTCGTTCTGCCTTGCTGATTCGGTCAGAAATGTTACAAATATCATCCGTGATAACTATATCAGCGTGCTTACCTGTAATAGATGCTTTTAACCCAATACCCAATAGCTGAGAAGAGCCCGAAGGTGACATATAAAGATTAGTCATTATCGAACACGCATTAGACTCTATTAATGCCAACTTCTTCTTATACAGGATAATTGACAAGCTCTGTAACGCTTCCGACTCAAGAGCCTTCTTGATCATACGCACCATCTCAGTCACGTCATTATCTGCTTTCCTCAGGAAGATAATATTCTTCTCAGGGAATAGCACCATAATAAGCGCAATGCACACAGAAAGACAGCTACTTTTATAACTGCCTCTGTGTGCAAGCAATGTATAGTCACCTTTGCCGTTGATTATCTCACGCATCCAGTCATTGTGCGGATATTTGCGAACATCTGTGAAGCCTACAGCACGAGCGACCTTGTACGGATTCTTTTTTACATTTAGAACAGCAACATCAACGTCATTCATCGTCATCTTCCATCAAGCTCTTTACATAATCAACGCTCTGCCTGTACTCGGCATCGATGTTGACTTGCTCCACTTTCTGCACAGGGTCTTGACCCACTGTGCTTCTGATGGTCTCAAAAGCCTTGACGTTGCCTTTCATGGCTTGCTCAAACAACTTAGCAGTGATCGCTTCTGCACCTGTCGCAACGTTTCCATTCTTATCAACGAAGTCCTTTTCAAGCAACATTTCAAGTGCAAGCCGCAGGTCACGTTTCCTTCTTCTTGTTTCACCTGATGCCTTCCCGCCTTTCGACGCTTCTTCGGCGGTTAGCTTGTGCGCTTCATCTCCTCTAACGAGGTTCTGTTCGTTAGCCATTTTTTCTCCTTTTCATCGTAGCAAGCTTGTCCTCCAATCTTTCGTGCGATATACAGGAACGGAGTATCAAGCAGAGCAACAATCAACTCAATAATACTCGTACTCACTGCTATTGTAACAATCGTCTTTGCATCATATATTCCCAAAAATGCTAGCCCGATAAACCCAAAATTCTCAAGGCAGTTGCAAAGTATCGTAGACACATTATTCCTCAGCCATAACGCTTTGCCATGCATTTTATCCTTTATCCTATTGAAGATATAGACATCTGCCATGTTAGCAATAAAGTACATCGCCGCACTTGCAACACTGATTCTCAGGTTGAGTGCAAATAATGTAGTCATCGCATCGTTAGCATAATCGAACGGACTTGGAACATACCCGAGTGCGATTTGTGTAGCTGAAATCAGCACTACGTTTGAAAACAGACCTATGTAGACTGCTTTCTTTGCATCTTCCTTTGAATAGCACTCGGACAGAATATCCGTTGCCAAGAAAGTAGATGCGAACATAACTGTTCCAATTGCCGTACTCAGCCCAAATATCATAGCGTTCTTAGCCGTGATAATGTTCGCCAAAACCGTTGCGATTGCTACCCACGCAATCACACCTTCTCGCTTAAAGAATCGGTGACAGAACAGCACCAGCGAAAACACAACACACACCTCTACAAATAGCATTAACTCATTCATTTTCTTTTACCTCCGTAGTATTTTTTATAGCAGGATTTTGCGTAACTGCTATTATTGGCTATTTTTCGACAACCACATCGAAATGCGTTTTACATCCGATGATTCTGTCAACGACTCTCAGGTCGTTTGGCTGGTATGTCTCCATGAGGAAATTATAGACTGCATAAACCACGTCCTCGATATTGAACTCTTTACCGTCAATCTCGGTCATTATCCACTCATTGACTTCCATGTAGTCAGGATAACAGTGGTTCGGTTCGAACATGATTTCAAGCTCATTCTTGTACCAGTCCTGACCAATCGCACACTTCGTATATGCGACAGGTCTCATGATAATCATAGTTATTCCTTGCTTATTCTCCAGCTTTGTCATATATCGGGTCTCCTATTCCATTAGCTTCAAAAGCCTTCATCCTATCAATACACGTACCACATTTACCGCATGGCTTATCACCGCCCTTGTAGCAACTCCATGTCTTTTCATACGGCACTCCGAGCTTGAGTCCAGTAGCGACTATATCCGCCTTATTTTTATCTATAAACGGCGCAAACACGCATACCGCATGTCCAGTACCTTCATAGATTGCGCTCCCCATAGAACGGTTAAATGCTTCGGAACAATCAGGATAAGCACTGCCAGCGGCATCATCTTTATGCGCTCCGTAATAGATGATACCGCAATCCTTTGACAGTGCAATACTCGCCGCAATCGAGATAAACAGACCGTTCCTGAACGGAACATAAGTTGACACAGTCTCTTCTTTGCCATCAAGCTGTTCTGAATAGCTTCCCTCAGGAACAGCCACGTCGTTCTTCTTAAGGAGCGAACATCCTGACGATTCGAATATCTTACTCACATCGTACTCAAGATGCTCGACCTTATAAAATTTGGAAAGCTCCCTTGCGCACTGAATCTCCTTATCATGCTTCTGCCCGTAAGACAGCGACAGGGCGACTACATTCTCATGCCCCATCAAGTCCACAGCCATCGCAAGGCAGGTCGTACTATCAAGACCGCCACTAAATAATACTAATGCTTTCATAAATTTGCCTCCGCATATTTCTGAAATTTTATCCATTCCGAAAGATTATGCCTTTGCAATTTTTCTTGGATACATCGCTTCCCGTTTGGTCTACGGTACAAGTGCATATATCCGCCCTCTTTAATATAATAATGACCATAACGGCCATACAACCAATTTGTACTGTCTATGCTATCAAAAGAATATTTTGACAACTCTTTTGTTGATGTAAACCCTAACCCATGGATTTTACATCCTTTTTTATGCGCAATGTCGATCAATGGAGTAAATAACGCATAATCTTTGTTCCTTATTTCCTTCGTAACAATTCCGCCGATTGCGACATATGGATATTCATCGCACATCTTTTTATATTCAGCAATCCCTCTCGATTTGTGCCATACAGGAATACATTGAGTGCCCGTTATCGATTCAAGTTTTTTTCGATATTTTTTTACAGCTTCGTATCCGACAACGGAATCAATGTCTAATTCAAAATATTTTTTAACATTATGAGTTTTAATAAAATTACCGTATTGTTCAATATAATCATCCCAATTAGGAGCGCCGCCATTCCCACGCATAAATGTAAAAGCTCCGCTATCTAATAAAAAATCACAATGATTTATCAATGGAATTTCAAAATCAGCAAACGAATAAAAACTCTCTAAAAACGGAGCTTTGTTATTGATAATTAAATCCGTATTGGATTTGTATGCGGATGATATGCCCGCCAAATATACGATCATACTTCAAACCATTCTCCGCAATGCGGACACTGAATCTTTTTCGGCTCTTTCTCCTTCTCCGGAGCATCCTCGAAAAGCTTATCAAGTTCAGTTTCATCAAAAAAACTGCCTGCCGTATCGAATCCGAAATCCGCCATATCTAAGCTGTCTAAGCCTTCCGTGATCTCTTTAAGCTCAATATCCAAAAGCTCAAAATCAAATCCTGTATTCATCGTCAGCTTGTTATGCACGAGCATATATGCCCTGCGCTGTTCGTCGGTCAGGTCATCGAGTCTGATAATTGGGACAGTATCAATATCATCCATCTCCATAACAGCGAGCAGTCTGCCATGACCTTCAATCACTTCATTGTCGTGCCAAATAGCAATCGGGTCATTGAATCCGAACTCCTCGATGCTCTTTTTAATCTGCTCTACCTGCTCATCCGTATGCAACTTTGCATTTTTCGCATACGGCTTTAGCTGTTCCTTGCTTACATATTCAATTTGTAGTTTATTCATTTATACCTCCAACCTAATTAAACCACATTCTTCCATTAAGTTCTTCGGCGTACTCCGTCAGCCTTATACTTGTGTAGAATACACCTTTACCACATCTTCCTTTATCTGGCAGCTTCTTTGATATCTCACGAAAGAACTTCTTACTGGTCATCTCGTATTCGTTATTCTTTTTTGCCCACTTGATATATAGCGAAAACAAATCGCTTGCGATAATCCTCTCATTACTATTATAGTCGATTTCAATACATTGTTCAAGAAAACCAGCTAGCAAGTCCATTTCCTGCTTATACTCCTTGACCGCATCTAATACACATTCAGGCTCACTCATGCCTTCTTTCTGCCACATGATGCATCCATCAACTGCCCACTTCAGAATCTGTGGGAACTCCTTTCTTAATTTCCATTTAAGATTTTTATCGACTTTATCTTTAGGGATATTAACCTCAAACGGTATCAACTTTATGCGTCTCCATATGCCTAAATCAGTGCCCCTGATAACGGGCTTATGATTAGTAGCTACCCATATCTTAAATTCTGGAAGGTATTCAAATTCTTCAGCGTATAAGAAACGACAAGTAATCTTTGAGCCGCCTGTTAACTGTTTTAGCAAGCCTTCATTAAGTCTTACCCCCTCGGTAGGTTCCTCACATGTAACGAACCTAGCAGACTTTAGTCTAGCAATATCCGAGTTAGCGCCTTCACTACCGAACTTTTTCATCATGATTGTTTCAGGTTGTGTGTTTGATGCGTACCCGCCTAACATATCCGCGATAGCATCCAAGAACGTGCTTTTCCCATTATTGCCCATGCCATACAGGAAGTACGCGCATTGTTCTTTTACGCTCCCGCTTAAGCTATAGCCTATACACTTTTGGATATATCTTTGTAGCTCCTTATCGCCGTTAGTAACTTCATCTAAGAACTCAAGCCATCTATTAGGCTTCGCCCCTGTGGTATCATATTCACAGTTTGTTATCTTGCTCATCATAAAGTTGCTATCGTGAGGCATAAGCTCTCCATTGCGTAAGTTAACAATACCGTTTTGAACATTTAAATAATCTGTATATACATCAAATTCATTAGGGTCAACGGGAATACCGTCAAGGTGTTGGCACTCCTTTACCATGTTTTCCTTACTCTTTGAACCTGCTGTTCTGTTCGCCCACTTGAGCATATCAAGCTGAGTCTTCTCGTCCTGCTCAATAAAAGCGTCACGTTTTATGTCCTCACAAATGATATCAGCAAGTTTTTTGACTTCACCGCTATCATCCATACGCCATAGCTTACCATCCCAATACATCCATTTCTTGCGGTTGTATGAGTATCTAATAATATTCCCAAACTTATCATAAAGCCTGCGTGCATTGCCTGTATCAGTCATATCATAACGCTTATGTGGTACTTCTGCCGTCACCTTGCCATCACTGAATATCTTAAATGCAAGGTCAGAGTCATCCTCGTATTTGTTAGGGTTATACACATCAATACAGTTAGCACACGCCCTACCGATAGTTATCGCTCCATAAGTCTTACCCCCGCGCTTCTCATCCCACTTAGGGCGATACAATCCTGATGAACGGAAAATCCTATCCATCTGCGCCGTGTTACGTTGTGTCCAAAAAGCTAGCTGATTACACAAAGCAAGATCTGCTTCGGACTGTGAAGGATATACACCTTGCCAATTGCCTTGATAAAGCATATTAAATAATGACCCTGATTGACAGTTTCTAGCCTTATCAATGATATCATGGTCGTCAAGGTCTATATGTGCATAAAAGCTTCTCGGCTCAACTCTTGGCGTTTCACTTGGCAAATACTTGCTATGAAGCACCTTGATGCTTTCCGTGCAGTCAATTACACTTTTATACTTATCATTGTAAATCTTGCCTGTACAAATGAAGTAACGACCGCTTGAATACATCTCCACCCCGCCTTTGCGCCTTGCACCATCAGGAAGAATGCCTTTGCAGATGATATGAATACCCGACCCGCTCTTGCTTATCTCGGCGTAGCTTTGCAAGGTCTCAACAAATTCGTCACAGAAGTCAGTGTTATCAATGCAATGGTCAAGATCGACACCGAAATATCCGTTAGCAAACATGAATCCAACGCCATCAAAGCTATATCGGTCACACGCTTTACAAGCCGTTTCAAAGTCGCTCCATGTTGATGAATCATTACTTTTTGCGTTATATCCAGTATAAGGGTTTTTTGGTATCTTATCAGCCCCTACCCAGCACACCCACTGCTTTAGCCCACGCAGTTCTTGAGGGATGTTATTTACTATCGTTATCATAATGCTCTCCCCTTATGCGTGTAAGTTCTGATTCAGGCACATGCCACGTCTTGCCGTTTGGATATTTAACGGCTTTCATCTTACCGTTGTGCACCCACGCACGTGCTGTTCGAGCCGTTATGCCCAGCAGTGACGCCACTTCATTTAGATTATAGTACTTCTCTAAGTTCATTCGTCTTCCTCCTCCTCTTCGTCTTCATCCTCATAATAATCCTCAATCGCCGTACTCCCACAGTGCGGACACTTTTTTAACGTTGCATAATGATGATCGCCAAACATGCTCCCTACGCCATAATAATTTTCCAAACAGACTTCTTCAAGAATAACTTCGTTATATTCAAATACTTCTCCGCACACCTCACATCTTAACATTTCTCTATCCTCCTGTTCCATTTATCAGCGATCAGAAACGCTCTGATATAGTAATCATGTTCATCGAAAGTGTAGTCATAAAAAGTTAAATTACACGCCCCACATTCTAAAGTGATGCACGCCGTGCCGTCTGAAGCATCTTCTTGCAATTCATTAAAAAAATCCTTTTCCATCAGCGTTGGCTTGCTTCCACAGAAAGGGCAGGGCTTCAATTCGTAAGCCCCACCTTTCATCTTTTCAATAATAATATCTCTTAGTGTCTTATTAGCATCCATTTTTCTTAGTCCTCGTCAATCTCTTCAAACATTTCCCAGCCTGCAACAAAACTATGCCAATTAGCTCCGTAGCTATTGCCTGTATCTTTTAAATATAATTCATCGTTAGGGTCAAGCTCCTCTAATGCCTCAATTAATTCTCCAACTGTCATGCCTCTAACTTGGTCATGCCCATACCCCTGATTACCATCAATATACATTGCATATTTCATTTTTTCTTTCCTCCTTTTCTAATTTTTTCTTTTCTTTACTTTATTATATATTAAGCGTAGCCAAATGTCAATAAATGTTAATAAATTTATAGTTATTTTTTTTGTAAATTCTTTGCCTTTTTTTCGCCCATCCATAGAACATGCCAAAGTCATCAAGCAGATCAATAACAATGCCTTTATCTTTGCCCTCAGCCTTGCGACCTACTCTACCCACTGCCTGCGTAACGGTTGTTTCATTTTTTTCAGGAGTAGCAAAAACAATACACCTAAGGTTAGGACAGTCAAGCCCTTCTTTTGCAAGTTGATATGTTGCAAATATACAATTAAGCTCTCCGTCATTAAGCTTTTGTAGAGCCTCTTTACGTTCTGCTTTTGCTCTTTTGCTCTGCCCCATACCTGATAGACAGATAGAACGTTCGCCATATTCATCATTGAGCCTTTTCAGATATTCCACACGATTAGCCAACACAATTGTCGGCTTGTCTGTAGGTATCATATTCTTGATAAATTCAAATCGTTCATTGTTCTGTGTCAAATCATCCACAAGCTGTGAATAGTTGATTGTTCCGTCTCCATCAAGCACGACATCATAATCAGGCGTGTACCCTGTCTTGACTCCATACACCTCAATAGGGCATGTCGTATGAGCAACTTCACTTTTATCAATCTCACAAATGATATCGCCAAGCAATGCAAACATCGACTGCTCAAGCCCGTCCGCTCTTTTTGGTGTTGCAGTCAATCCGATCTTATATCTTGCCCGGAGGCTATTCATGACCTTGTAGAATTGTGTCACTCGTGTAGGGCTTCCGCAGCAGTGGTGACATTCATCACATACAATAGCATCCCACGTGCTATGATATTGTGACAAGTCAATCCTGCTCATGGTCTGCACTGTTGCAAATGTAAGGCTCTCACCAATATTTACCCTACCTCCTGTAATAGTGCCAAATGTATTGCTATCAATATTAAGCCGTGACTTCGCCCTATTCATTGACTGATTCATCAAGTCCTGCGTGTGTGTTAGCCATAATGTCCTGCCCCCAATGCGTGAGACAGCTTCTAAAGCCGTCTCGCTCTTGCCTGCACCGCAAGGCATAACTACTACGCCATTTTTTTCTTTTAAAATCGCTTTTACTGCTTTTTCTTGGTATGAATATAAATTTATGCTTGAATCATAGTTAATACGATCAAATTTAGAAAAGACGTGCTTAAAGGTGCACGTCTGCCCATACCTGTCCCAAATCTCTTTAAGACACCCAAAAGGTAAATACATATCAATACCTATTGTCTCATATAGATATATATTCTTTTCGGTGCCTCCAGTCCATAATCCTAGCCGTTCTTTTTTATAAAAATCAGGATTAGGAATGACTAAATTATTCTTACACCACTTAATTAAATCAAGTGTTGGATTACTTATCTTAATTCTACCGCCTACAGTTATTTCCATTTTTCTCCTTTAGCCTTCTTATGTTTTCTTGTATGCTCTCCAAGTATGCTTTTATCAGTTCCCTCACAGGAACCTTTATCATATCAATTTTCATCTTGATACCTCCTCGGTTCAGGATTTCTGTTTCTCACATGAATACGAAAATAAGTCGCTTTACCGTTTATATTATTGCCGTGGGAATGTGCTTCCCGTATAGCATCATTCTTCCCCCAAGTATTCAGAATTCCATAACGGTTACTACCTTCTAGAATTTCAAATTGTTCAGGATTATATATATTCATAAAAGTAATAGGAACCCCCATAACACCATCATAATCACATGGTACGTCTGCCACCTTACCAACATTTATAACGTCATAATTATCAAATTTTTGAAAATCTCCAGACCTATAATAATTGCCTCGTAAATCTAACTTCTCGTGTCTTTTCTGTATATCGAGATTTGTATACCAACAAATATTACCGAGGCTTCTCCATTTCTGCCCTGTTTCATCAATCCAAAAGCGTGTTGCTCTCGGCTCATAGTAATCTGGCACCTTGAACTTCATATCACCAGAATAATATCCAAGCCATATTTTATTCTCCTTCAGTAAAGGGAATATATCTTTATAAATGATCGCGTTCTGACTACCTATAATCAGAAACTTTTTATCATACTCAATCAACTGCTGAACATATTCACGCCAAAGACTGAACGGTGGATTTGTAACAACAATATCTGCCTCATCAAGCAGGTCAAGACACTCCCGATTACGAAAGTCACCATTACCCTCAAGCGGTGTCTTTACACCGACTTCAATATCGTTATCATCACCGCCGGTATATTCCATCTTATATGTAGGCTCTGTCTTATCGTAATACGTGGAAATCAGCTTCTTGAGACCAAGGGCCTCGAAATTTAGATGGAAATATTTCCAAAATGCTGACCAAGTAGGGTCGTCACAGTTACAGAACACAATCTTGTTCTTGAAGTGCTGTTTATAATGCATCAACTCTTTTGCGACATCAGTGAGTTGTGTATAGAACTCATCGTTCTTCGCATTCTTTGCTTTGTGTAGATTCGCATTTGCTGCCATCTCCATCCCTCTCTTTCCGTCTGCTCTAATAAAACTCTGCTTTCTCTAAATCTTCTCTGAAGAACCATATTGTACTGTCCCCCGTTCCTAAATGGCATCTGATATAACAGAGGTCGGGAAACTCGTCAGACAGAAATTTCGTAAAGTCATCAAGGTCACAAGAATCGATGGAATATTCTCTTTCGGTTCGTGACGTTCCGTAATACTCGGTATGAGCATCGAACCATTCATTAACTTTTTGAATATCTTCTTCGTACATCATTCGCTCCTCCTTTCCACGGCTCTGGTATTGGCATCCATGCGATAGGCTTTGAGTATTGCGGAGTGTCAAATATAGACCATCCCCATTCGCCTTCACCGAATCCAAAGCAGTTATTCGTCCATCGGCACTCGCATTGGTATTCTGTATCGGTACATACCCAATATGTTTTTTTCTCTTCTTTTGGCAACCGCTCCGAGCATGGAATCCACTGCGGTTCTGGCTGTGCGGATGGCAGTGACTTTATATCTCCGATAACCTGTTTGATATGCCATGCTTCCGCATCCGTCATGCTATGTTCGCTCCAATCATATAGCGCGTCTATCACTGCCTGTCTGCTGATTAAGTCTTGCATTGTTTATTCTCTCCTCTGCAATTTTGAAATACTCTTCTTCAATTTCCATTCCAATAAAATTACGTTTCAGATTGACACAAGCCACACCCGTGCTACCGCTTCCCATGCAGTTATCGAGGACGGTTTCGCCTTCGTTGGTGTATGTCTTAATGAGATATTCAAGCAGGGCAATCGGTTTTTGTGTCGGGTGTAAACCGACTTCAACATTAAACTTTTGCCATGATGACGGGACCCTTAAATTTCCCTGGTTGTTGTTCTTCCGGTTGAACTCACTGTAATTACTTGACTTGGCGCTGCGATTATCTAATCTGTATTGGACCCTGGCAAGCCCGCCGCCGGTCCTTTCCTGCATTTGCCTGTTATATGTCCATTTGCCTTTGCTAAAAATCAGCACAGACTCATGTTCTTTCATTGGCTCCCTGACAGTATTGGCAAAGTTGCTGCCGCGATTCTTAATCCAGATCCATTCATGCTTAAACATTTTTGGATTGCTCATAACCAAAGCTGACGTAAATGGCTGACTGGCATGTAGAGCTATTACTGCAGTAGGCTTTGTCACCCTCTCATAAGCGGCCCACAATTTATCAAACGGAATTACACTATCCCATTTGTTTTGCGTTGTACCATACGGCAAATCACACAGAATCATATCAATACTTTTATCGGGAACGTCTTTCATAAGTTCAAGACAATCGCCTTGTTGCAACCAAATCATCTGTTACACCTCGCCTCAATCGCATCCTGTCTGCTTATTAAATCATCCATCTTGTTCACCTCTCATATCTGCTACGACCTTATCATAAAGCCGTTCAAGGAACTTAATTTCTGTAGCCGTGTCTTCATCATATCGCCAATGCTGAGCCGACCGCTTTGACAACAAGCTAAGTGATATACCGTGTTGGAAT